TCCCGGCACCCACTGGGGACCGGTATCTGAGTTCGGCAAAGCCGTTTTTGGGCCTGAGATACCTCGATTGGATACCGATACGCCGGGAGTGTAAACACTTGCCGCCCCAGCCCGCCTCAGACTGTTTCATGCCTGCTCAACAGTGTCTCATAGAAGTCTCATGTCCGAGACTCGTCGCGACCATGTCCGCAGTTTTAGGATCGGTGGCGTGCAGTCGGAAGCCCGCAGCCGGCAGTACGTGGTTATCTGCGACTGGTGCCGCAGACGGCAAGTAGGCCTGGGCAGGCCGCCCGAGATGCGCTGGATCACGCGCTCGGACGACTCGCACCAGGCGTGGCGCATCTGCCTGGACTGCAACCACAAGTTCATCAGGCTCATCAGTCGCCTCGGGCGTGGCCAGTCACCTGGCGCGATACGCTAGGCAGCACAACGCCCCCGAGCCTAAGCAGAGGACCAGGGGCGTTGGCATACACACGGGGCAGGGATGCCTCCCGCCCCGTCAGGGATGGTCTACTCGCGGAAGGTGCCCAGCACGATAAGCGCCAGGCAGCCCATGATGCCGAAGCCGGCGAACATCAGCACCACCTGGGCGGGGTCGCTCATCGAACTCGCCTCTGAGGTAGCGGTGCCAGCGGCTCACTAACCAGCCGAGGGCCAGGCTTGCCGCCAACCAGCCCATTAGTATCCAGAGCAGCACGGCGTGCCTCCTTTCGCCTGACCCGCATGCCAAGCAGTTGAATAGCGCGCCGTGGGATGGCGGCCTGCTCGGGCGTATTGCCCTGGCGCTTGCCGTTTTCCCACAAACAGATTGTCTCGAAGTTGCACCCAGCGATCTCCGCGACCTGGCGCTGCGAGAGGCCCAGGCTGAGCCGCAGCCGCCGCAGCTTGTGACCGTAACTCTCGTTGGGCACCGCTTGCATCTCGTCGGGTGTGTAGCGCCAGATGCGCGCCCCGTAGCGCGCCATTGCTGGGCCTGACTTAACGGTCACTCAGCCACCGGGAACTTCTCGGCCGAGCGCCCACTGTCATGCCAGGTCAGCATCTGGACGGTTTCGTCCCGACGCCAGAAGTTCCAGGCCTTGATGATGATCGCCAGCAGCCGTTCGCGGGCAGCATTGTTGGATTGCCACTCGCGCCCCACACGGTACTGGTTACGGAGCTTGAGGATGGGGTTGCCGCGTTCGAGATTGGCGCCCTCGATCAGCGAGGTGACGAACACCTGGGTCTGGTCGGGCGAGACGCGCCAGAACATGGTGAGTGCGATCGCCCACAGGCCGGTGCCGCCCAGCATATGCGCCTCTTTGCGAATGCGATCGGCCAGCATGACCGCCGTGGCTACCTCGGGGTGGGCCTCGATGTACGCCAGGCCCTGGGCGGGACTGGGCGCGGTGTGCGTACCGAGCCGCACGCCCCCTACTTCAAACCGCCCGTAGCTCTCGATCAGGATCAGGCCGCGTGCAGCGGTGGCCAGCGCTACCTGATTGTGGTGGCCGTGGATCGCCAGCACGTCGGCCATGTTCCTGCTCTTCTGCTGGTCGATCTTGTCGAAGGCGCTCTCGCTGATGCCGCGCACCACGATGGTCGGCACGGTGATGCCCGTCCGCACGATGGCGGTCAGGCGGTGCTGGCCGTCGCGCACCTTGCCGTCGCTATCCAGCTTGATCGTCTCGCCCGTCAGATCCCATTCGCCGAGCTGGATGGCGTGCATCAGCTTGAGGATGGCGCGCTCAGATGGCTTGCGGTTGACGCCGCCGCGATCGAGCCAGGCCTGCGCCATGGCCGGCGTGACCATCTCGACGGTGATGCCCAGGCCACTGTCGCCAGGGTGGACGTAGTGACCGTTGGGCACCGGCGCCTTGGACCCGAGGAGCTGCACAGGCTCGGGCATCAGCCGCTCCTGCTCCTGGGCTTTCCTGGCCCGTCTCACGCTGTTGTCCTGGCGGAAGGCTGGCTGCGTAGCAGCCCCGTTCGCCTTGTAGTCGCGCTCGTAGAGCGTGAGGAACTCGTCCGCAGGCTTGGTATGGACTCTCCCATCGTCATCCTCTCGGCTGGAGCCGGTGTTGTCGCCCTTCTTGACGACGCGATACTTGACCGCTCCGGCGAAGGTACGGCCCTCAACTTCGATGACCGTGCCCGAATGCACTCCCCTCTGGAGCACCCACTTTGAACCTGGCTCAATGTGCCGAGCCACGGCGACCTCCCTTCCTTGAATGCAAAAGGCCCCGGGTGTGCCGGGGCCTGATGGTGACTGCGTTGAACGGACGCTGCCGAGCGGATCACACCGCCTCGGCCTGGGCCTCGTGCGCGGCCCACATCCGATCGAGCGCCTCGGCGCCCAGCCGCTTGCCCTCGGGCAGAACGTGGGCGTACGTCTTGGCGGTCACGGCGATGTTGCCGTGGCGCAGGTGGGCCGAGACGACCGTCAGCGGCACGTTCGAGTGCAGCATGAACGAGCCGCAATCGTGCCGCAGCAGGTGGATCGTCTTGTAGATGCCTGCTTTCTCGGCGACCCGCTGAACGAAGTCGCTCAGCGCCGCCGTGGTGTTGGGCGTGCCATCCTCGGACGGGAACACCAGCCCCTCGGGGTCGCACGGGTCAGTCGGCACCACGTAGTGCTCGCCATCGGTCGCCTGGGCGTCCTGGGCGTAGAACACCTCGGTGCGCTTGCCAGCCCTCCAGCCTGGCCCCTGCAGATCGCGCAGCCGCTTGTGAACCAGGCGCAGCGCCTCGACTGCTCGGCTGCTCAGGGCCACCCGCTGAAACTGGCCATCGTGCCCCTTGGTGCCGGGCAGAAACGCCGTCTGCAGGTCGCCGCGTGCCCGATCACCGCTGGTCACGAGGTGCCAGCGCAGGATGACCTCGGCCGAATCCCAGAGCACGTCCGCCCACGTCAGAGCGGCCAGCTCGCTGACGCGCAGGCCAGAGTCGGTGTCGAAGCGCAGCATGGGCGCCAGGTGGCCCTCGCCCGCGACGGCCTCCATCTTCGGCAGATCGTCCAGGCTGCCCTCGTACGTCGCGGTGCGCGGCGTGGGGATCTTGTTCGGCACCTTCTTGCCCTCGGCCGGGTTGATGGTGATGCCCGTGGTCTTGGGGTCCAGGGTGGCCGCACCCAGGCATGCCTTGAGCCGCTTGATGCAGTAGGTGACCATCGCCGCGCCGGTCCGCTTGCGAAGGTTGCGAACCCACGTCTGGATGATCGTGGTGGTCAGATCGACCAGGGCGATGTGGCCCAGCTCGGGCAGGATGTGCTGCTCGAACACGCGGCGGTACTTCGACTGCGAGTTGAGGCCGTTGCCGTTGAGCACGATGACCACGTCGAGGTAGTGATCCGACCACTGCTTGAGGGTCATGTCCTTGGGCGCCCGCCCAGGCACGATCTCGACGTTCGCCTTGATGTTGGCGAAGTGCTTCTGGCGGGCGGCGATGGCCTCGTCCAGATCGGCGAACGGCCCGTAGCGCTTGTCCTTGAGTTGGCCCGTGATCGGGTCTGTGGCGCCCTTGTTGATCTTGACTAAAAACTCGCCGGCGTGGGCGCCGCTCTTCAACTGGAAGATCGACTTTTCCTGCTCAACGCGGCTGCGGCGTTTGCCCCGCGTGGTAGAACCGACCTGTACTGACATCTGGAGACTTCTCCTCCCGACCTCGGTACCGTGCCCAGGGCTGTTAGCGCAGCGCCTGGGCTTCTGCATCGAAGCCGTGTGTATTGCCGCCAGGATCTGGCGGGAGCGAGATGATACAGGCTGAATCCCGCTGGTACCAGAAATACCCTGAGGTGTCACAGGGAACCCGCCTCGGGCGGCCAGGCATTCTGCTGACGCCAGCGCCAGAGCGTGGTCGGCGACATGGCCAGCTTGCGGGCGACCTCGGCGTACTGGGCTGGTCGGCCTTCACGGGTGGTGATCTCGTCGTACGCCAGGCGGATCGTCCTGGCACGGTCGGCTGCGCTGCCGCCTAGCTGCGCCGACCCTGGCCCTCTAGCCGGTCGCCCCTTCCGAGGCCGTGCCACTTGCCGAGCTGCCAGTGCGTCGAGAAGTGAAAGCCTTAGACGTTCCCACAGTTCCTCCTTGCTCCAGATAGAGCCATCCTCAAGCGCCACCCATTGAGGGTGTTGTTGGGGTGAATCGAAGATGTTCGTGACGTGCAAAGCGTCACGATTCCCCACCTGAACCATCGCTGTAGTTGCCCCCTAGCAGAACCAGAGCGCGCCGTGTGCGGACCAACGCATCCTCCCCTTATACGCCCCATACCCAGGTCCTACAACCCCCGACGGATTTATTGCAATGTGCAAAAAAGCACATGCGGGCCGGTGAACTTATTGCACATTCCAATAAATCGCGCACCTCTTGGAGGTCTAGGTGATTTTGCCGCAGCCTAATAAGCCGTGGCCAGATCGATCTACGTCCCACTGCTCCCCGAGGAGCTTGCTCTGCTGGCTGAAATGGCTGACGCAGAGCGCCGCAGCCCGCACGACCAGGCCGCGCACCTGATCAGTCAAGCGGTGTACCGCTGGCGGGCTGAGCGAGTCCTAGAGCACTCGCTGGAAACAGACCAACTCGAAGAGGTGGCTTGATGCCGGACGAGGAGAACGGCAGCGTACCTGGCGTGCTGTTGTTGACGCCCCAGCAGGCGGCAGCTCTGTGCCAGGTATCGCTGGACAAGATTTACGAGTGGACCTGGGAGCCTGGGTTCCCCGTGGTGGCGGGCGCCCACCAGCTCCGTATCCACGCCAGGTTGTTTGACGACTGGCTGGCCAAACGCGCCCTGGCCGGTCGGCCACGAGAAGAGGGAGAAGCAGCGTGAATAGTGACCGCCTGATGACGATGTTGCAGGAGATCCTCGATACCTTGCGCTCGGTTGAATACAAGCTCGGTAAAGAGGCCAGCGGCGTTTCGTCTGTCGAGATCAAGACCAGTACGCGGGGTGTGGACATCACCACCAAGGCGTACGCCGGCAGCGACATTACCCCAGCCGGTGACGCGGCCATGGACGAGTTCATCCGCGTGGGCCGCGAGATTGAAGCGAGGTTGATGGGCAGAGCGGCGTGAGGCGCCTGTCAGCCCGCCAGGTCAGGGTGTGCGAGACGGCCGAGCGGCCCCGCTGCCGCTGCCGTTGTGGTGGCCTCTTCCACGGCGCCAAACGCAGCGAGCTGGGCGAGTACTTCGAGGAGTTGCCCGAGGACGACCCGCACCAGACCCGCCGTGCTTCGTACCAGCCCCCGTTGCCGCCGCCTGTTGGAGGTCGCCGTGCATCACAACCTGACTGACGGTTACGTCACCATCGAGCGCGAGGGTGTCAAGGCCGCCGACCTGTTCGACGTTGTCCACGATCTGCTGACGCGCATCGACGGCCTGGAGTGGGCTTTCGCGTGCCTGGCGATGATCAGCCTGGAGCATCTCGAACTCATCACCCGTCCGAGTGACCCGAGCGCGTATCGCGACACGGTTGGCGGCCTGCAGGAGTGGCTGCGTGACTATCGCCTGGCCCAGGAGCGCATCGAGCGCGATCGCCAGTTCATGAACTCACCGGAATGAAGGCCTGCGCTCACTGCGGCAAGCCAATCACCGAACCGAAGCGCCGCACGTACTGCTCGGAAGGCTGCGCCGATGAGGTTGCCCACGCCAAGCGCCTGCAGCGCCTGGCCCAGGGCAAGTTGCAGCCGAAGGTCACCTATCGCGTCTACGACTACCGCAACAAGGAGGTCTAGATGGAGCAGAAGCAACGCACTGTCGGCGTCAGCTATCGCCGCCAGGTATCCGACGGCAGCTACGGCACCGAGGCCGCCGAGTGCAGCCTGCAGTGGTTCATCGATGACGACGAGGACTCGCACACCGACCTTGAGTTCGCCCACGAGATGCTCTCGAACGCCCGCGACATCGTGCTGGACCAACTCCGAGGCTCGCTGAACGCCAACGTCAGGCGTGCCGTCACCCGCCCGATCGCGCCGCCCAGGGCCGCTGTCACGGTCCCGGACGACGATGACTTCCCGCCACTCTGATGGCCGTGCTATTGGCCTTGACGATCACCGTGGTCGCGATCGGTGACGACGGTGGCCCCCAGTCCATGCCCGAGGAGGCGCTAGCTCCTCAAGTGGTTGTCGAAGCCCCGCCGACGGCACCAGCCTACGGCGTCTGGGATCGGCTGGCTATGTGTGAATCCACACAGAACTGGTCTGCTAACACTGGAAACGGGTACTTCGGGGGGCTGCAGTTTGACCGTGGCACCTGGCTGAGGCATGGCGGGGCGGCCTTCGCGCCGCGTGCCGACCTCGCCAGCCGCACCGCGCAGATCGCGATCGCCGAGCGCACCCTGGCCGCCCAGGGCTGGGGTGCCTGGCCGGTGTGCAGCCGCAGGCTGGGCCTCCGATGAGTGAGCCACCCCGCGACGATTACCCGATCTACTTCGACGGCTACACCTACGAGCCGCCCAAGGACGAGTCGCGGCTGCGGACCCAGCTCTGGCGCGTGTTCGTCGCCATGACCGATGAGCGCGAGCACACCCTGGCCGAGCTTGCCGAGGTGACCGGTGGCAGCGAGGCGGGCGTCTCAGCCCGTCTGCGCGACCTCCGCAAGGATCGCTTTGGTAAGTGGGTCATCGATCGGCGGCGTGTGGCGGGCGGACTATTCGCCTACCGCCTGCACCGCCGCGAGGTAGCGCAGGGGGTACTGCTATGACTGATATCAAACCAGCCCAGGGCGGCCTGACCGTCAAGCTGGTATCTGAGATGACGGGCTACGCCCCGACAGACATCGCCCTGGTCAGCCGCACGGTGGCCGTGGGCGCCAACCTGCAGGAGCTGGCCGTGTTTTTGCACTCGTGCCGTGCCCTCGGCCTGGACCCCCTCCTCAGGCAGGCGTACTGGATCAGGCGCCAGGGCAAGGGCACGCTGCAGGTAGGCATCGATGGCTTTCGAGCCATCGCCGAATCCAGCGGCGTGTACGCCGGTGCCGAGCCGATCGAGTACCGAGGCCAGATCGAATGGACCTACAAGGGCAAGGCGCTGGTGGTGCCCGAGCTGGCTCGCGCCATCGTCTGGAAGGTGGTCGCCGGCCACAAGTCACCCTTTTCGGGTGAGGCGTACTGGTCCGAGTTCGTACCCAGCGGCGATGCCGAGAGCTTCATGTGGAGCAAGATGCCGCGTCACATGCTGGGCAAGTGCGCCGAGGCGCAGGCCCTGCGGCGGGCGTTCCCGGCCCAGCTCGGCAGCCTGACGATGTCCGAGGATGCCGACGACGTAGGCCCAGAATCGCGCCAGGACGAGGCTGAGGCCACGCGGACCAAACGCTTGGCCCAACGCCACGCCGAGATCTTTGACGACGCCTACGACCTGCCAGACGCCAAGGCGGGCAAGGCCCTGCCCGAGGGCGATGACGGACCGATCCCGGATTCCGAGGTGATCGCTGATGACGACGAGTGAAGGTCTGCTGCGGCTGGACGCCAAGCTGGCCAGCCTGGCCCGCTCTGGCAAGACGGCGCTGGTGTGCTTCTACGTGCGCGGCCAGGACGAGGAGCTGGACCGCCTGAGCCGCCTCACTGACGTGGACATCATCCTCGGCGTGATCGCCGTACGCGAGGTGGTCACCGCCGACGGCAGCCCCTCGGAGTAGGGCCATGCGCCGCCAACCCTACTTGTGCCCCGTGCATCTGTATGAGCGCGTGTACTGCGACGGGTACTGCCTGTCGCACCGTCAGGATCTGCGCCGCCTCCAATCCGACTATCGCCAGTACTGGTACGACCGCCGCCGTGGTGTGGGCGTGATGCCCGCGCCACGCTTCGAGCACGTCCGCCAGCAACCTCTGTGGCGCGCCTGGAGGGTGGCGTGAGCGCCATCGAGCAGGCCATCGCCAGCTACCAGCCGGCGTGCATCCTGGCGCTGTTCTCGGGCGGCCACGATTCGGTGTGCTCCACTCACCTGGCTGCCCAGCACCCCGCGTTCAAGGCGGTGGTGCATGTCAACACCGGCATCGGTGTCGAGCAGACACGCGAGTACGTCCGCCAGGTGTGCCGTGACCAGGGCTGGCCGCTCCTTGAAGAGTGCGCCCCCGAGGGCTGGTACGACGCCAACTGCCTGAAGATGGGCATGCCTGGCGGCCCAGGGCAGCACGGCATCATGTATCAGCGGCTCAAGGACGATCAGGTGCGCGCCGTGGTCCGCCGTCACAAGCGGCGCCGAGGCGACACGGTCGGCCTGGTCACCGGTATCCGCCGCTCGGAGAGTGACCGCCGCATGCGGGTGCATGCTGAGCCATACGTCCGTGAGCGCGCCCTGTTGTGGATCAACCCGCTGCTGGACTGGACCTCGGCCGACATCGCCGACTACATGGTCGCCGCCGGCCTGCCGCGCAACCCCGTGGTGGACCACCTGCACCGCTCGGGTGAGTGCCTGTGCGGTGCCCTGGCCGACCCGCAAGAACTCGACTGGATCGCCCTCTGGTATCCCGAGGTGGCGGCCCGCATCCGCGCCCTGGAACGCCAGTGCTTCGAGCGTGGCCTGCCGCACAACTGGGGCAGAGGGCTGCCGATGGCGATCGATCCCAACCAGCCCATGCTGCCGCTTTGCTCTGACTGTCCAACACGCTGGGACTCCGATGTCTGAGGCCAGCCGTCAGCGCTACCTGTTCCTCAAGAACCGCCTCGAAGAAATGCTGGCCGCCCACGGTCCGCCGCCGGACACCTCGGGGCGTTCGGTGAATGGCTGGCCGCTGGACGGCGCCGACCTTCAGCCATCCTGGGGGCCGGTGGGCAGCCTGGCGCGGCAGATGCTGACCGAGGCCGAGCTAGACCACATCCTCGCCCTGGACCGCAGCATGGGCACCCACCATGCGCCACAGGTGGCCTCGCCGTACGCGGGTGCCCAACCAGACGTGCAAGCGCAGCCCCCACAGAATCGCGTCCTAGAGGCCTCTGCTGCAATGCAGCACCTCGACCAGTACGGCGAGACGCCGCTGTTTCGGTGCCCGAGCTGCGGCGAGGAGAGCGCCAAGGCGTCGGTGCCCCTGGACTACTGGCGCTGCACGGCGTGCGGGACGTGGGGCAAGGCCAGCCGTTTCGCTGACCGTGGGCCACGAGGCCCAGGCTGGTGAGTGGGCCGGAGATTACGGAGTTCACCGACGAGATCCGTTACCTCTGGCGCGACCGACACGTAGCCCTGTGCTTCACCCGCTTGCACGAGACAGATAGCGGACGGGTGGTGGGTTTCATGTCGGTGATCAATCCCGACCGGCGCAATGGCAATGGACCCGAGCGGTTGTACTGGCAGTCGGTCACGCTGACCACGGTCAGCGATCGCAAGGTGGTCACGGCCAAGCTGGAGGGCCTGGTCAAGACCGGCACCTGGGAGCAGGACATCGACCGCACCTTCATGGACGTGTACGAGCGGCACACGGCGGTGCCTGAACCAGTACCGCTGGCGCCCGCCGACGATGCCGAGATCGACACCGAGTACCTGATCGACCCGGTGCTGCCGGTCGGCCAGGTGACGCTGCTGCTGGCCGACCAGGGCAGCACCAAGAGCTACCTGATGCTGTACCTATCGGCGTGCATTGCCCTGGGCTGCCGCACGGTGTTCTCCGAGCCGCTGCACACCGGGCCGGTGATCTACTTCGACTGGGAGGTGGACGAGCAGGTAGCCAGCCGCCGCCTGGCCTGGATCTGCCGTGGACTGAGTGCAGCGGAGGCGCCACGCGGCCTGTACTACGTGAACATGTCCACCAGGGGGCGCATCTTCGATCGCATCAGAGATATGCGGCACATGATCGAGCGCATCCAGCCGGTGCTGGTGGTCATCGATAGCCTGACCTTTGCCACCGGCGCCGACCTGAACTCGGCCGAGTACGCGGCGCCGACGATGACCGCCGTGGGCAGCCTGGGCGAGGGCATTACCAAGCTGATCAGCGCCCATCCCAACAAGGCCAGTCGCAACGCCAACACCGAGGACATCAGCGTCATCGGCAGCACGCTCTTCGAGTACCGCGCTCGGGCTATCTGGCACATGAAACGTGAGCAGTCCAGGGCGGCCAGGTTCGGCGTGAGCATGACGCCTCGCAAGCAATTCGACGGGCCACCGCAAAAGCCTCTGGCGTACAGCATGGAGTTCGACAATGTGGCGCACACGGCACGCTTCCAGAGCGCCAAGCTCTCGGACATGCCCAGCCTGGAGAAGGGCACGATGACCGCCCAGGACAAGATCCGCAGGGCACTTGCCCGAGGTGGCCGCCTGGACACCAAGCAGCTCGCCGAGGTCACCGACGTACCCGAGGCGAACGTCCGCGTCGAGTGCGGTCAGATGCCCGACGTATTCCCAATCGTGCTTGGCGGCGGGCGTGGCAAGCCCACCGTCTGGGCACTCAAGGCAGATCCGTAACCGGTTACGGAAACAAACAGTAATCTCCACGAGAAACCCCCCACCCCTTTCAGGGGGGGGTTCTCGTTACGGTTTATGGAATTGCGGATTGACTTATGCCAATGAAGAAAGCAGAGATGCAGAGGCGTAGCCGCGAGGCGTACGTGAAGAAGAATCCAGAGCGATACGCAGCCTGGCACCAGGCCATGGAGCACCCCGAGGCGTGCGTCTGGTGTGGTGAGGAGGGACGACCGCGCCTAGTGCAACATGAAGGCGCATGGGCAGTCATTAGCTGGGAGTGCTACCCATGTCGCGCCGTGCAGTACGGACAAACGCAAAAGCCCCCACCACCGAAGTGATGAGGGCCTCCTCACGTATGGGTGACCGAGCACCCGCAGCAACTCTAGCGCCCGAGTTCTGCCTCCAGCAGACGCACGCGCTCACTCAGGGTGTCGCGGGCGGCGCGCAAGCCGGCGATGTGCTTATCGTGCTCACGCTTGGTGAAGTACCAGGCGAGGTTCCAGAAGGCGCTCGTGCCCAGGATGATGATCCACATGGTGCCCTGGTCGCAGCTCATACCTCACCTCGCTTGCGAGCGCCCACGGTTTGGGCGGGTGTGACCGCGTCCACGGCGGCGGCGGCCTGGCGCTCGGGCAGGCCCTGCTTGATGGCCTTGAGGCGGCGCTGATGGGCGAGCTTCTCCTTGGCGTAGTTCAGGGCGCGCACCTGGCGCTCGCGGCGGCCGGAGATCGCCTCGCAGGCCAGGTCCAGCATCTCGGCGGGCGGCTCGGCGCGGCCGGCCTCCCAGTTGGCCACGGTGGTGTAGTGCAGGCCGAGGATGGCGGCCAGCTCCTGCTGCGACAGGTACTGCTCGCGCCGCCACTGGCGCAGCTCGCGGCCGTTCATCCCAGCCCTGCCCTGGCGGTGCTCTGCCAGCCGCCGGCGTGCCCGCGCCGCGTGGCCCAGGCGCCGTAGTGGTTGGCTGGGCCGATCGTGCAGGCGGTATCGGCGATGGCCCAGGCCTGGGCGAAGGCGACCAGGGCGTTGAGCAGGTGGGTGCGGCGGGTGGTGTCGGCGTAGTAGCCGGCCAGTCGGTACTGCTCCTCCCCGGCGCGGATGATGCGGTCGTACTTGTCCCGCAGGTCGCGGGAAACGGAAACAGCTTGCATGGGAGACTTCTCCTCCTCGGCCCTGAAGATATCAGGCCGCTTGAACGGCGCGCCAGATACTGGCGCCCAGGGCGGAAAACGCGGGGGCGATGACTGACTGCCCGAGCACCTCGTGTGCTCGTTTCTCGGAAAGCCCCGTGACCAGGCGAGGGTCGATGCCCTTGATGCGGGCGTGCTCGGCGGCCGAGAAGAGGCGCGCCGTGTTCGGCCGCGTGGGGTGTGCCAGGCGCACGTCGCACGAGCCGCCCTTCTGGTAGCCGCGCCGCAGGGTGGGCACCGTGGTCGCCTCGGGCGTGAGCAGTTTGCGCCCACGGGAAAAGCCGCGACCGAGCGCGGTGTCCTTGGCCGCCTTGCGTTCGAGCGTAGCGGTTGAGCGCCAGGCTGCGGCAGGCGTGCGCGCATCGAGCACCTCGCCCAGGGCGGCATGCTCACGGGCTGGTACGAGTGAAGTGGGGTCGAAGTCCAGGCCACGGGTGACCGCCACCAGCAGCCAGCGCTGGCGTGCTTCGAGCGACCAGGCGGCGCCGTCCAGGGCGATCTCGTGGATCTCGTAGCCCTTCTTGCGAAGGAACGCCCGCACGATGGATGCCGAGGCGCTCGAAGCGTACTCGGGCACGTTTTCGAGCACCACGATGGCCGGCTGGCTAGCCTGCACCACGTTGCAGAACGCGACCACAAGGTCGGCGGTGGCGTCGTCGTCTTCTGGCTGGGCCAGGGCTTTTTTCGAGCGCCCAGCTCGCGAGGCCGAGATGCACGGCAGCCCGGCTTCGAGCACGTCGCACTCCCCGAGCAGGGAGGGGTCGATGTCGCCCAGGTCGCCCTCGAACGATCGCCCGCCTTTGCTGAGCGGCCCGTGCTCCAGGCTCTGGGTCACGTAGGCCGGCTCGTACTCCAGGGCAAACTCAAGTCTGGCGCCCAGGCCGCGCAGCAGGGCGTCGGAGGACACCCCACCGCCGTGGCACAGTGAGCCGAGGCGCAGTTTGTGGCCGCGTGCCAGCCGAGCATTCAGTCGCCGCAGGCGATCGCGGATGGCCAGGTCGGTGGGATGCACGCTGACGTACACCTGGCCGGGGTAGAAGGCGACCTGAATGCGCGAGACATCGCCCAGGTCGCGGGTGAGGGTGTCCACCACGGGACGGCCCTGCTTGTGGCTCACACGGCGGTCGCCCTGTGGCGTGAGGCGCAGCACGATGGCATCGGCGGACACCGAGCGCTCGTAGCGCACGCCGTCGGTAAAACCGACATCGGCCAGGCGTTTGCCCTCAAGCCACAAACGCCGGGCGCCCTTGTGAGCGCTCAGCGTGCGTTGGATGAGGTGGGTTGGGTTAGAGTGGCGGTGGGCCACGGGAGTCTGTACCTCCGGGTGGTCGGGGCGGGCGGGGTGGCGACCCCGACCCGCCCGTGGCGGATTAGCGAGGGTGGACCTCGTCGCGGTGCCCGCAGTTCGAGCAGTAGCGGTAGCCGTTCGAGTCCACGCTGGCCAGGTAGCGCGGGCAGCGGTCCTGGGGGCTATCCCAGTAGCTGACGCACTCGCGGCAGATGACGCGGCGGCGTGGTTTGCGGCTGCTGCCGGCCGAGGCGCCGACGAAGGTCGGCAGGTAGTAGCGATAGCCGTCGATGACGGCGGGTGTACGTGGCATTGAGACTTCTCCTCAGCGTGGGTTGATGACCCATGAGCCGCACGGGGCGGTCATGTAGAAGGCGTCGGCGGCCTGCACGGGCGTGCCGTCTTCGAGCACAAACTGATCGTGCTGGAACGGGTTGAAGCACACGCGGCGGGCGCTCTCGGGTAGCTCGCCGGCCGCCAGACCAGGCAGCACGGTCACGTCGCCGCGCACGTACGCGACGACTTCCCGCTGGCCCTGGTTGCGGATGCGCTGGACGCCGGCGGCCTGGACGCGGAACGTGACGTTGGTCACGATCACGGCGTTCGCGTGGGCGACCACCTTGCCGTGTGAGCGGATGCTGACCCGCTTGTGCAGCAGGTTGCGATAGACATCAGCAGCCGCGAAGGTGCCGCTGCTGACGGTGGGTACTGGCATCAGCGGGCCACCGTCCTGGCGACTCGCCGTGCGTTCCGCAGCAAGCGGTACGTGTGGCTGAAGTCGCGGCCCGTGGCGATGTCGCGCACGGTGTAGAAGGTGTCAGCCTTGCGGCTGAACTCGTGACGGATCACGGCGACCGTGCCGTGGTTCTCAACCAGGGTTTGAACCTGGCTGTTGAAGGTGATGCTGTAGGCCATTGAGACTTCTCCTCGTGGGCCAGAAGTGGTGCCGCCCAGGGCGGGCGGTTCGCCTTCAGTATCCTGAATCCTTCAGGGTTCCGTCCACATCGCCTCAGGCCAAGTTGTAAACGTTTTGCTAAACCTCGGGTCGTTTAGACTGGACGGCGTGACCGCAATCCTGGCCAAAGTGCCCTCCGGCGCCAGGCGCCGTTCGACCGATGACGCCGTGCTCCAGCGCAGGTATCTCGAAGCACTCCCCAGGTACTTCACCCCCACCGCTGCTTTGGCCAAGGCCGGCGCTTCGCAGGCCAAGCTCGCCAGGTGGCGTGAGCAGTCAGCCGAGTTTATGGTCGCCGAGCAGCACGCCAGAGAACAGATCGCCGATCAACTCGAAGCAGAAGCGATCCGCAGAGCCTTCAAAGGCGTCCGCACTCCCGTCTACCAGGGCGGCCTCCTCGCCGGCCACGTCACCCAGTACTCCGATCAGCTCCTCACCCTGCTCCTCAAGGCTCTCAGACCAGATAAGTTCCGAGATCGCCAGGACATCACCGTCACCCAGCCTATCGTCAAGGTCGTCGCCGGCTTCGACCCCGTCCAGGCTCTCTAACCCGCCCTGTCACCTGGCGGTGACGGACCATGTCGCCCTGGTCGGGTTGAGCACCGTCGAGATTAGCGCCTAGAACATCCGTAGAACATGCGGTCACGCTGCGGTTGAGCTGAACTCAAAACCAGCCCATCCGGGTTCGCTGCGGCTCAACCAGCAGCATCGCCGTTGCGCCTTGCAGGGACGTTCAAGCGCCGGGAATCCCCACGTTGAGGACCGTGGAGACGTGGTCTGGCTCGTGTGGGTGCCCGCTCGGTGCCAGGTGGTTGCTGGGGAGTGGTGGTCCCTGGCCAGGTCGGAACCCCTGGGGTCCTATCGGTATCCAACCGAGGTATCAAGCGCCCTGGGCTGAGTTCAGACTGAGAGTGGGTCCAGATGCAGCGCCCGGTCCCCATCAGGTATCAAGCGTTCGG